GGCTCCAATAATATGGCACCCCATATTTTTTATAGCATTGTCAATTAATATGGCAAATCATCATCTTCGTCAATCTCTCCGTTATACTCCCAGCAACGCTGCACGCCGTATTCGCCGCAACGCTTCTTCGCCTCGAGCCTCACCCAGCCCGGCATGCCATCCATGATCTTACGGATATCACCGAAGAGAAGACTACGACGTGACTCAATCGTCTTTGTATCAAGCCCCAACGCATCGACTGCAATCTGACGAGCGCACAGACGAACACCGCGATTGTTAGATAAATACTCCTGAATCAAACCGACACGCTCATCATCGACGAGTGCGTCATCAAAAATAGCCTGACGCGCCGACTCCACATCGTTCGACAATATGAGCTTGTCAGTGCCCATCGTTAATACCTCAGCCCAAACCTGCTTGACATATTCATCAAATCCATCGGAGAACATATCGACCTTCTTTTCGCACACGCCGCACAGCAACGGCAAGAAGCGACGGTTCCCCGTCCTATCGGTAAGGAATGTCGTCTCGTTCGTCGTCCCGGCAAAGACGCAACGCCTCGGCCGCCTTTCAACACGGCGAGCATACGGTGCGCGATACGAATCGACCTGCGAAGTGATGAAAGCCTTGATTGCCTCAACCTCACGCGTCTTTTTCGTAGCGAGCAGCTCCGCCATCTCTACAATCCAGAAGCCGCGCAGTTTTTCCAATGCAGCATCGCCATCGATGGTGTTTAGGTTATCGTTATAGAAATCGGACGACATGGACAGCTTCTGCAGGATATACGACTTGCCCAGCCCCTGCTTCCCTTGCAGCAGGAGCATATAATCGAACTTACATCCCGGTTTTATCGCACGGGCTACCGCTCCACGCAGCCACAGAGTCGTAGCGGCGCGGACATACGGCGTGTCTCTCACTCCAAGACAATCGACAAAAAGCGTCTCGGCCCGCTTCACGCCATCCCATGTAGGCAACCCAGCAATCTTATTTTTCAAACTATCTGACTGCGATGAGTTAGCGGCGAGAGTTAAACCGGACGCAATCCGCTGCGTATTCGCCGACACGCCGTACCTATCATTCAAGAACGCGTCAAAACCGGAATCGTCGGCATTCGTCCATTCGCGCTCGCCTTCATACGGAACAACATCCCACGGCAGCTCGCCAGATACGACAATTGCGTTTCGAAAGCTATCATACGATATCTTTCCCTTCAAATCGACATCGTTCTCGATAATAGAGGCGATATTCGAAGTCGTCCCCTCAACAAAAAAAGCGTTCTTCGTTCTGCGAACGGAAAGCTCCACGCCGTTAAACGACATGACATCCGGGGCGATACGCGGGTCGACGTTAATCGTCTTGCCGCCGATAAATGAGACGCTAACAGGTTTATCACCCGACATCGAAGGCTGTGGATTATCGCCATCGCCCTGATATCTAAACGCAGAACGGACAGCCGCCGCCACCTCAGAGTCGTACAGAGGAGGCTCGAATGTCATGTTCAACGCCGCCGCAGAAGCCAACACCGATTCGAACGGCAAACCCTGATGCCGCATCGCGCACGCCGAACGGAAAAGCGTATCGTTCCTCGTCCCGGCAGACACCTTCCCGACCATCGCGCCGACACCCGCGCCGACCGACGGAGCGGAACTTGATGCCTGCTTTACAGACAAACCAGACCGATTAGAACGCTTACCATTTCGCAATAAAGCCGTAGCTTGTTCAATTGACATGCGATGAGCAGCACCAAACGTATCAACGGAATTAATAACATCATCCACATCATCTCCAGAATCTATACGATTTAAAATCTCATGAGCACGATCACCGTACTTCAATTCCAGCAATTTAACAGTAAGCTGACGCGGCAGCTCTGGTATCGTATTGCTCACCGTCAGGCACTCGTAATTCCTACCATCAATGGAACTCGGCGGGGCGACTACATATCCGCCATCTCCACGAACATCGACGCCTGGGAACAATTTCCCAGCTGAATTCTTAATCAGGCTGGCGATGTTCGTTCTATAATAGAAGTGCAATCCGTCATTCGGGGTTTTAACTATATACTGATTGAAGAGAGGGATGTCGTTATCAACCAGCCATTTCTTGAATACGTCGACGCCGTCAGCCTCATCATGATGCCGATCGCAATCGATGACGACAATGCCACTTACACTCCCTGTTACGATTCCAATATTCGGCTCGTCCTGCGACTTGTATGACGCGAAGAGCTCCGATACCTCACTCTCATTTCGGCTGCAGTCTTTTAGACCGTGCTTCGTAGCTGGGAGCTTCTTGTTATTCCATAGCGGGATAACAGCGAAGCCTCGTCTTGCGTAGTTGATCGCCTCGTTTCTTACAGTATCCATTTTCGAACCTCCGTGTCCGATAAGAGGCGCCGCGCTTCTTCCTATAATCCAGCGCCTCAACTGTTTCACTTATAAGTATCGTGCTGCGGCTAATTTTTCATACACTAAAATCTTTCACGCTCAATATTTTCGGCGAACGGTATATTTACGCCCGCGAACGGCAGAACTCGTACTTTCCGATGATGTTTGCCTTCTTGTTCATGTCTAACCTCCGCGTTAGATATCCGATGGACTTCTTGTCCTTTCTTGCTTTTAAGTATAGTGCTGCGGAACTATTTTCTCTCGGCGTCGTGTTTTTGTTTCCAAATCGTTAATTGCGCAGATTTTTGTCGGCAACATTTCAAGGCGTCGGCAACATCGGCACACCCTATTCTACCTGCATTTTTGATAAAATGTTGCCGCTGTAGCCATGTTGCCGCATGTTGTACACCTTCTATATGTAAATTTTTATCACATTCTAATATTTGTTCTATTTTTACGGCAACATCGGCAACATCTATATTCCTTATCCTTTTATATTATTATTATGTTATAATAATATATATTAATAATATAATAATATATGAATAAAATAAGATAAATAGACTGGCGGGAATGTTGCCGATACCGTTGCCAATACCGTTGCCGATAGATACTGCGGCAACGGTACTATATAGATATGAAAAAGTCGAACCAAGGAAGGTCGCCATGGATATCGTCGTTCTCGCTCGTTTTATGCAGATTGCTAACGTTATTTTTCTCGTCGTCCCGCTCTTCGCTTTCGCCAAGGGTGACGACCCGATGTTGGTATTCGGGAAGATGATTGGCTTCGTCGCTGGGCTTGTCTGGACGGTGCTTTCCGTCGTTGCTCTCGTCGTCGTCGCCGTCGTCAGTATTGCTGTGTGTATTCTTCTCGCTCCGCTCTTTCTTGTTTGCTTTATCGGGAGCGTCATTCTTTCTCGTTCTCGATAATCGGACATATATGCGGCGTCTCGTTTTCGCCTTGCCCTTCGTCATGTGGGGCGGGGCGATTTTTATATCGGCGCGTTGTTCGGCGCGTGCGGCGGGACGGGAGGCGTGGCGAATGCCGTTCATCGGCGAAAAACCTTTTGCCGAATATATGAAACAATCTGGAAACATTCGCGATTCCCGATTCGTTTTTCTATACGCAGCACGATACTTATAATCGAACGCGCAGGGAAGGCGATGCCCGAGCAAGAGGCTGCGGGATGATGACACACCTGATGGATATTCTGCCATCGCGAGAATCGTTTGAATGTGCTTCGCTTATACTTATGGTTAGATGCAGGAAAACACGACACGGAGGACAGGATATTCGACATACCGTTTATCGGCGAAAACATACCGTTCGCCGAAAAGTATTTGCAATGACATCGACAAAGTTATAACATCCGACGCAAAGCATTATACTTACTAAATAGAAAGGGGGATAGCCCCACACCATTCGAACCGGGAGGTTCATCATGAACAAGAAAGATATCCAGAAGCTCGCAAACGACTACGACAACCTCGCACTCGTCAAAATCACCACAGGAGACGCATTTGCAATCGACGAGCTTAACGACATCCTCAACAAGCTTAACGGCAATACAGAATATATTTACGACGACGATGATGAACTCGAACCTCCCTACGATTGGTGCATTTCCGATCGCGTGGTCGATGATGTGACGATCGCGTATTACGTCTACTTCAACGCTTATTACGCCGGAAAATCTGAACTTGCTGATTTTCTGATGGAGTATGATACCGAGCTCGTTGCTCTTGTCAATGAGTATGACCTCGAAACATTCGACTATCTAATCGATGGCGATTTCTATAACTTCGATAATGACAGCGATGCGAAAGACGATGTCTCCGACATCGTTGCCGACGAAGATGAAGACATGACGATTTCTCGAGTATGGAAAAATAAAGCCGGAAAAATCACCACGGCTCTCGTGAATGATGTGAAGATAAAACCAGTACCAGGGCACCCGTTCCTGTGGGCCGGAGACGATGGATATATCTACTCAGAGCTGAGCTTTAACAATAACGGGGCTAAATGTCGAAAAGGTATAGAAGAATATGGAGGTAAAGGCTCACGCGTTAAAAAGCTTGTCATCAGATACAACGACGGGACTAATTCAAGCAATCCGTATGGGCGCATCGCGTATCCGGCGTTCGAATGGGAGGAATGCGATTCTCACAACCTTCGCGTAAGCCGTCTCGTCTGCTTATCGCATAACGGCCCGGCTCCTTTTGAAGGCGCGGTCGTTGATCATATCGACGGAAATAAGCATAACAATCGCCCGGATAATCTCGAATGGGTAACACAAGCAGAGAACCTCCTGAGGAGTGCCGAGGCGGGGCGACTTCTTCGCGGAAAAGATGGTCGATTTGTTAAGCAGGGCGAATGCGAGGACGCCGTTGCCGCCTTCACGCGTGGTGGCGGTGATAGCAATGGGCAAAAGTAACACCTCGATTGACTGGGTGCGCCTCGAACCCAGTGCCCTGCGTGTTCTTCGCAAATTCCGCAACAATGAGAGCGCTGGCGATACTGCGGCCGCAGATATCCAATTCGCAAAACTGTGGGATATCGCCTGTGAGGCTAAATTGCCGCAACTGAGCATGGGAAAGTATTTTGGTCTTGATAAATACGAACGAGATTCGATTTGTATGAATGCCTTGCTAAAAGCTGCGCGAGCCTTCGATTTTAACAGAAACAATGCATCATTTATAGGCTACGCATATATCAAGATGAAGTTCGATATAAGAAAAGCACGCTCGCAATCGTTAAACAACAGGTCGCTTGTTTATATAAACCGCTCAAGGTGTGAGAGATTTAACGCGATACTAGGGAAAATCTTACAATATTCAGAAGAACACGGGGGCGAGCTTCCGATGACATATGAGGAGGCGGGGATAAGCGAAGACGAATGGTACGAATATAATGACATCGCTCGATTCACCGGCGCGCCTAATTCTGATCCGGATTTAACCGGATGCGAGCCTGATATCTACGGATGGGACGCCGATGTGAGCGATATGCTATTGGACGAGGGATATTCCTACAACGATTTCTACGATATGGGGGACGAGTAATATGAACAAGACGAGCACACCAACCGTTAAAGAACTGGCGAGACTGGAGGCAAAAGATTTTCTGCGGGACGGATATTCCGACGATATCATAAAACTCGTAGGCAAGAATGTCATACTCGACGCAATGACGAAAAGCATTATAACCGAGGCATATATCACGTATCTAAAATCGCGCGGAGGTCGTTTGATTAATAGCATGTATGTGCCTGATGACGAGATAAAAACATATCAATCTTCGCTGGAATATGACGGCATATCTTTTATGGATCGAGAGCAATTCGAAAACAGCCCTCTGTATGCGAGCCTCGTTGAAAGCTACATGAAGGGTGTAAATCTATCTACTATATAATATAATTAAATTAAAAAAAATAGGGGCGCGGCAATTAATTTGCCGCGCCCCTATTTTAATGCGTCCTGTATTAGAAAGTATTGCGATTCAATCGACTCTGGAGCTCTTTGACGCATGAGCTTTGCCCGCCGCCTGATAAGACACCGTCAACCGTCGTTCCCATACGACGCTGTAATGCACTAATAGTGCCAGCACCGATGATACCGTCGGCGGTTACTCCGAGCCTACTTTGCATCGCCCTGATGACAGCGCTGCCAGTCGGATTTGAATTTACGAATTTCCATCCGCCTGTGCAAGCAGCGAGACGGGAACGATTTCCGCTCCATTGCCCCCACACTTCGCCGTCTACTACAGTTCCGAGTACCTGTTGCAGTCGTTTGGTCGTAGCATTTCCCCAGTATCCATCAACTGTGATTTGCGGTATGGATGGCGTTGCTTGAGCTGGAGTAGATGGAGCTGAAGGCGTTGCCGTTGCCGATGAATCACCAGCAGCGATTTTCGCCCAGCCGTTCGCGTCGAGAGCCGCCACGTTCCTATCCGTTCCACCACCGGATGTGTATTGCCACAGCGTGTAAGTGCTCCACGGATTCGTCCCGTAGATGAACTTCGGCGTCTCCCATGAATTGCGGAGGTCTGGATACCCGGCGAGCCACAGGGCGCATGTCGATGAGCAGCTGGCTGCCTGAGCGCGGGAGCTGGCCTGAATATAAATCATCGGCCAGACGCCTGTGAGCGCGTGGTATTTATCTGCGAACCTCTTGCACCAGCTCGTATTGCCCCATGAGGCGTTCTGATATGATTCCCAGTCGAGAACGGGGATACCGTCCTTCGTGTATCCTTTCGTGTTATTGTAAAAGTATTCCGCTTCCGCTTCAGGATTTCCGCCTGCTGCGTAGTGATAGAAGCCGCGCAGCTTGCCATCAGCTTTCGCACGCTGATAAGTCCAGTCGCAGTGAGGATTGACATATCCGGTTCCCTGCGTCGCTTTAACGATGACGAAGTCGGAACCGGCATATGCTGCCTCCGTATTAGAACGGCCGAAAGCGTTTCCGTTCCTGCCATCGTGAGAACTGACATCGATACCCTTAAGCATTTTGCACCTCTTTATTGGTTTGATAAAATCTAATCGTTAAAATTACTTGTATCGATTGAACGAGAATTCGTATCGGCATCCACTCGCTCAATTGTAGCTTCATTTACGCGATTCGATGCTGCTTTTTCAATTCCAGAGCGCGCGAGTGATGCGATTGACTCGCCGTCATTAACCTCTGGCAACCCGGCTAGGCTAGTGAGAATTGAAACGATAGCCGCGAGTGCTGCGGTGGATCCGATCATGATCCAATCGACATCGCCCATCGCCGCTGCGGTTCCGATAGCGGCAATTGCCGCCTGCGCCGCAGTCTTAACGGCACGAACGCCTGCCGCCTCAAGCCATTTGATGATATCCGTGTAATCCATTTTATTCCTCCGTTGTCTTACTGCTCTCTCTCGTTGGAGCATTTTGTATTTCCTCATATATATAAGTACCTGTCGAATTTCCGCCTCGTTTGTGATAATCATCATAGCAACTCGCAGCTACTTCTTTAACGAATAGCGGAATTGGTTCCCCTGGTACGATATATGACGTATAGATGGAAAGAAGTGATGATCGCAGAAGAATGAGTAGCGTATCATCTAAATCATCATGTTCCCTCTTTCTCTTAATCCCCCACGTTACTGCGGAAGCTACGAGTGACGAAACAGCCGACGTGATAATCGCCGTTATAATTACATTTGATATATCCACGCCCATAGTGTTTTTATTCCTCCTTTTTCCACCAAGAATCTTTACCTGGCTCACTCGTATTTCCTGTGCGTAAGCTTATATATATATCACCATCTTTGTCTGGATAATGGACGCGCTCGCCGAGTGAATATGAATCCTCTGCCATCGTCGGGGCGCGCCATATTCTGACGCCATCGGGTGCCACATCGATTTCGATATACAACGAGGCACCTGCCGTTTCAGGAGGATAGATACTTGATGATTGTGCGATATATTGAGTTACTCTATACACAGTACCGTTTCGTTTAATCGCTTCTCCTTTGTTATATGTCTTGTCTTCTGCCCATTCCGGTAACAAAGACGAGACGCTAACGATATCTGATGTACTCATAGTCGGAGTCATTGTAGGCATCGCAAGTTTAGCGAACGAAGTAAATGCTGATATTTGCGGATTAATTTTTTTCTCAACGCTATCTGCAGTACTGGCCGCTTCTACGGCAAGAGAACGTGTCTCAACGACATTTGACGAGAGTTCCGACATGCTTGTCGATAATCTCGCAACATCGTCTTGAAAGTCAAGCGTAGCATCGACGAGAGCGTCTCCTGCCCCTACCGCGCCGATAGCAACGAGAGAACGGGCTCGGCCAGGCGCTCCCGTTGCCGATATAATCACCGTCTGTCCCTTCGATATCGCTCCTACGCATGGAATAGTAATCGAACCGGAGGTCGTTTTCACATTACCGGTTAGCCTTACGCTGACGGAGCCATTCGATGAATCGGCTTCCGCTATTCCGTTGATGATAGTAGTAACGGACCGTTCCTCAGATCGTTTGGTTTTTGACTTATTTGCGGATGTAATGAGCGCGCGCGCAAGCTCAATATCACTCTTCATATTTAGCCTCCTCCGTGAAAGATATCGAAAGACTTAACGAGTCATCAAGTTTCAACGATGACGATGTGACGACGCCCTTCGTAGATTTAACGCCATCGCTTGTATGGAAAACAAGAGAGGCCGCATTATCGAAGAAAGTATCTCCAGAGCATTTGACTTCGAACGAGAAGACATCTGAAGTTGTTCTGCTTGACTTTAATTCATTTATAGAAAGCTGGCTTAACGTTTTCGCCGACTCGTCATTATCGCCTGCGTCTATCTTTTTAGCAATAATCCTGCCTGCTGTATAGATGCCTGATGCGCTATCTATATATGCCGTTTTTGCGTTATCACCAGATGTCGCTGCGATAATTCTGTTAGGTATGGACATACTTTTCGTCTGCTGTTTTATATCGCCGATGATACGCACGCCATGATAGTCTGGCACCGATGTGAAGGTTACGCTAGGAGAAAGCGAAAAAGCGTCAAAATCGTCGATAATCCTGATTAATCCGGTTTTATCTACTGAAAACCTTAAAGACGCTAAATTACATGCATCGGCGGCAATCGTTAGCCATTCGGATCCGACATCGTAGTTCTGCACCGATGTATATCTATAATCAGATGAGGCATCCCATTCGAACATGACACCGGAGCTGTTAAATGCGTCGGATATAACTTCCTTCGCAGTGGTGCCTGCGCTTATCGTATATTGATACGGCGTAATAGTTAAAGCGTCAAGACGAGAATGCAGCTCTATATTTCCGGAATACGTGCCGTTCTTGATAGTCGCATCGGCGGCCGTTCCGTCGAACGTACCGAGAATATATTCGCTTCCATCTCGAACAAGTACGACGCGTATCATCGTCCCCTGTTGCCAGTTTGTATCGATGAAAGGCAATGACCCGCTTACGATTGTATCGGCGTCGGTATCGAAGTCAATGCTTCCGCCTCCCTTGATACCGACGATATCACCGATAACCGATAACGTAGACGGATTAACGGACATGTATTTAAAATCGTTAGTCAGATATCTCATCCGGATCAATCTCCGTCATTTTAACCGTAACCTTGCTGTATCTTGCTGCGTCGCGGCCATATTCAATGCCAGTCACTTTAACGGCGTGCCATCCACCGAACGGCGTTCGATATATAGCCATCCGGCTATAAAGCAATCTGTTTAGATCGTCGGCATTCGCTTCGAATGTATCAGATGTGAGAGGCTGATTTATTCCGATAACGCCGCTAATTTGTATCTGATGTGTGCTGCCGCCTCCGTAATACACTTTCGAGAATTGACTTCCAGAACCATGTGCCTCTGTTGCGTCTAAATCGATTGCGTCCGTATATCCGACATTCCCGATTAGATGAAGCTCGTGGTATTCGTCATCGTCATCTATAAAATCGAAAACAGATACACCTATGCGAGGCGGGGCAATCAATTCGCCGGCCGTAGGCGGGGCGATGACATTTATCTCTCCCGTATTGAAGAATATGAAGCACATCGCGCGTTCTGGCTCGATGGTCGATGGGTTCCATATCCCGAAATCAGGTTTCTGCGTTCGTTGCGGTGCCACTATCCCCTCGAAGTTAGTAACGAGGCGTTTTCTATCTGCAAACTTAATTTGATACACATATTTAACGCTTACGATATACTTTGTTCTCGCATCGATATTCGATTTGATAGGCTTGTTGCCATCGGAAAGATAAGCTGAAAGCGAATTCGCCACTGATTTTAAAGCGATTTGCCTGTCACTTATATAAGTGTTAGCAGAAAGGACGATTTTTGAAGGCTTTATATAAAACTCACGGTCAGATGTTATTCCATCGTATTCGATTTTATATGCGAAACCAGTGATTTCATTATTAGGCCAATCATCACCAAATGGAATGATATCTTCGAAGTCATTCCAATCAATTGAAATCGTTCCATTCACTGGCAAGTTGTATTCTGAGGCATGGACTTTTATATCCCCGGATTTCGTCAGCAATTTCGTTATTGATAGAGAAAAACCACTTGGGATATTGATGCTATCGTATCCAATTTTAAGCCCGTCAGCACCAGCTTCAAAATATTTAAAATCAATAGACGGATTCGAAATAATGGTAAATATCTTGCTCGCTGTATTTCCACACGTCGGGATATAGTCGAAATACTGATTATCGTTTTTATAACTGCGTAGCGTTAAAGTACCCGACGGAGCTATGCTGCGAATGCTAATTCTTAACTGCTTAGCCACGATATATGTGATATCGCCGGTTCCTACGTCTTTTCCGCCTATTCTAATATTAGTATCTGCAATTATCATGTTGTCAGATATATTCGGCAAGACATTAGACGACCAAGCCATGCCCCATTTTGGTTCTTTATAAGTATCCTGCCCAAGTGTTTCTACATAGCTTTCGATTTCAATCGGAATCCATTCGCCTGTTGTCCCATTATCCATGACGTCTCGATATTCAGCGGCAACGCTCCATCCGGTGTTATAATCATCTGTTTGAAATGCTACATTCCATGTCATGTCATGTGCCGATATTGTCTGTTCATCGTGTACCGTACCGTTATCGTCTAACAGTGCTATATTAGACGCCACTGGCATTGTTGCGTCATATAGACAATCAGGTGTCGCCACTATATATTGAGCTTGTTTATTTGCGTCGGTATCAGAACGGCTTGCCCACATTAAAGGTGTATTCGATATCGATGTTCCGCCTGCTGACGGATCGATTAGTTTTTTAGCGTTTTCCGAGCGCCAGTTAAAAATGCGTGCTGATTGATAGCTATATCCACCAATTGTCGTATCGGAAGATGATATCGGAACATATTCCCATGTTTGGTTTCCCTGATAGTTTGTATCGATTCCCCACTGGCAGACGTTTGCACCGTTGTCTTCCGTTCCGTGTCCTAAATCGTCGATATTTTCTCCGGAGTGAGCGAAAATAAAATAGTTTTTAGTACTATCTTGGATAGTCGCAGGAATTATTCTCGTGCTGTTGTCTGTATCATTAGGAGCCGTATTGTTAATTATCGAACCATAGCTGAGCGAATTGCCTGATATTCCAAAAATTGATGTCGAGTCCAAGAAGGATCGAAATCTATAAGGAAACTGTGAAAGTTTGTCCGATTTTCTAAAATACCATAATTGTCTATCGCTCCCAGTGTATTCCTTGATTACAATTTGCTGACCGTCGACTATTTCTCCATTTCCATCTATCGTCGCCGCAGTATTTAAATCTTGCAATGGTCTAATCGAAAAGAGTGGCTTTCCGTCTGTGTTTTTCTTCTCGTAATGTATAACAACCCCATTACTGTATAGCGAAGCTCCATATGTATTAGTTTTATATGACCAGAAGCTCCCGTTGTTTGATGCCGTGCCATCGACAGCCCATTTTATACTATCGAATACGAACGACGAGCATATCATCGAGATTCCGTTCCCGAGTCCTTTTAAAGCCCAGAAGTCTGTGGCACCATCAAAGCTGCCGAGTTTTCTTATAGTAAGCTGCTGGCCAGATAGGGATGTATTATCTGGATATGTTTTCCTGTTTTTAGTATTCACGATACATGGTGCATCAGAAGAAGATGCAGCGGATACAACTGCATAGTTTCCGTTTAATTCGATTTTAGATCTTTGGTCTATTTCGTATCTAATTATAAACCACGAGGGAGAATCGTCACTCCCATACTTCGCAAAATACGGTTGCTTTATACCGTAATACTGCAGATATACATTAGAAAGAGGTTTAGTTATATACGCCGCATAGCGTACAGAATTGTCTGAACCGCCGCCTAACTCGATACAGATTTTTAAAGCCAGAATTGTTTTTTCATTTATAGAAGAATCGAAAAACGCATCACCTTTATCGTCTCCTAAATATAAACCGTTATCGATACTCTGCCGAATTGCTAAGCCATCTGACATTGCCCAATCAGGAGAATCCAACAGATTTATTTCGTAAGATACAGAATCGGATGGAGATAATTTCGCCTTTAATTTTATATTGCTTTTATTAGTGTAATCATTCCACAGATATTTAATTCGTTGCTGATCGTACATGTACGGAGTTATACTAATCGGGAAGTCGTTTTTTATCGACACATTTAAATCGTTATCTATTACGCCGCCCCTTTTATTTATATCAATAGCCCAGAAACAAACCGGATCAGCTTGAAGCATCCATGTACCGTTTGTGAACGTAAGATATGCTTTCTGCTTGTTCGAATAGATAGCAACGCCGTCCCTATTTTGTCCGTCGATTTTCTTCGTTCCGTATCCGACGTTATACAACGTCCATGTATCTGTCGCGTCGGGCGTGAGTGTTGTGCTAACCGTTTTATCGCTGTTTGACTCTAAATAATAGACTTCTCCGTCGTCGATATAATGAAACGACAGGCTTGTCGAATCTATCGTTAGCGTAGATAGATACGATGCGACGTGCGTCCCGTCGAGCGATACGGATGACGATGAGGATGATTTGGTGCCTTTAATATAGACGATATCGTTGTCGTCGAATCCGTATTCTGATCCGTCCGTTATTCCACTGCCTTCTCCATTTACTGCGAACTGATATTCGCCGGTTAGCTCGACTTTCTTCTTAATCGACTCGAATATGAAATATGACTTGTCGAGTGCTGGGTCAACTGTCGTCCCGGTTATCTCCGGAGCCAGAAAATTTTTAAAAGTCTCAAAAGTCTTCTGCGCATATCCATAAACAGGCTGACTATCATTAGATACGCCACAGGCGAGTCCGACGGTATCAGACCAATCGCCGAGCCAGATTATCCCTGCGTTTTCAGTATCGGCTTCGTCGTTTCCTATCGTGAGATGTGTGATATGGAAACCTTTGCTTGTATCGACGCCTTCCGTACCAGCCACCCATGCTCCGTTAGTTAGAACATTTGACGCTGGTAAACCGCTGATATCAACGAGATTTCCGTAACGAGAATCTGTGCGAAAATTCGATACGGAGATTGTAGCGCCGTCAGACTGATTTGTCGAGAAGGTTCCGCTTTTTGTTAGATATCCGCCGAGTGCCTTATTATAGAGTCGATACTCACCATTTGTGAAATTCTCAGATTTGTCGAATGCTTCAACAATCCAGTCTGTTTTAGTCCCATCTGTGAACCGCCCCATGCGAATCCCGCTAGCGTCAGTGCCTACAGAACCGAGATATTCAAGAGGTGCTCCATATGATGGCCATGATATGCTAGAGGGTACTTGCGATGGGGCAGGTGAGCCGCTTGTTCCTATTTTTCCCTCAGTATAATGCCATAAATGATTGACTTGTGCTCCGCCGTCTGTTCCGTTCTCCGGAGAGTATGCACCGACAGATGCACCGGAATTGATTCCTGAATACCCATTAGTGACTAAATCGCTTTCTCCGCTTTCGAAGCTTGTTAAACGCATTGCCGCCGAGCCGTATTCCGCTCCGCACCATGATGCTTTAAACCATAAACCATTATCACTTTGCTCGTATGTATGAACACCTGAATTCCCGAGCCGTTTGTTAGTGGAGGCGTTTTTGAATCTGTAAAATCCTTCGGCAAGACCAGGCTCTACGACGAACGGTTCGAATTCGAATAGCCACCGCGTATCAGAATATTTTCCTAGATTTGCTTTCGAATATGTATCGAAGCTAGGGAAACCTACGCGCCCCCATTCCGACGATCTACCCTTGATTTGGATGTATCCGGCAACGTGTCCGTTTAATGTCGTTTCATTTCCGATTTCCCACCTATCAGACCCGTTTCCAATATTCCAGAATCCCCATGTAACCCAATTAGTTGGATTATCTGATGTATTGCTTCTGATTTCTGCATTAAAACGCGGTGCTGTTAGGGGAAGCCCGCCACTCTCTACCTCTATATGGAAGATTGTACTGTTCGCATCGGCACCCTGTATTGCTTCCGTTCCTCCTATTTGGAGAGAATATTGATACTCGTACGAGTTATTCAATGCTGCCGTGTAAAGGTATTTACGAACGCCGCTCTCTGTGTGTGCGATTTTATAAAATCCTGATTTTAACGGCATGACATACCTCCATTGTTGATTATATACAACATATCAGTACCACAAGATTAAACGCTGTGTACGTGGCGGTTTCGTGCTAACAAATAGAAAAATGTTAGCACGAAACCTTTTTATGATGATATTCTGATTAGGTATTCTATAAACTCTCTCGCTGCTTGTTGTGCTGCGGCTTTGTCTGTGAGGTTGACGTCGCCGAATGCGAGGTTATATGTCACGCCGCCTCCAGTTCCGGCTTCCGCAGCGTCGAGCGGTGTGACACGCGCGCCGCGTGGTAGCGTTAATAGCTCCGGCCCGGCTTCGCCAACCATGACCGTGCCGCCAGAGGTTAGCGTACCGCCGGTAGCGAGCTTAGGAATTGTAAAACTCTTTCCGCCTACTCCTGGGAGCCAATCCGGGACGGTAAATCCAAAACCACCGATTGTACTATTCCACAGCCTTCTGATAGCGTTGAACGCAGCTTTGAAAGGCGCCGATATAGCGTCGGCAATTCCTCTGAAAACATTGCCGATATTCGTAACAGCAGATTTGAAGAAATCAATAAGACTGTTAAATATACCTTTCACAAAATTGACTGCGTTCGTGAAAAATACCGGAATCTGACTGATGAAGCCGCCGATGATATTTAACAGTCTTGCAACACTTGCTATGATGCTAGCGATTAATGTGCCGACGATTTGGAAAATCGTTCCGACTATCGTTCCGACTAGCGAACCGATGGCGGGAAGATTTGTTCCGATAAAATTAAAGATATCTGTCAGCAGCGGGTATATATTTGATACAAGCCACTGGGCAATCTCCATGATAACCTGAATAAGCGGCTGAGCAGCAATCTCTATCTGTTCCAATCCAGCCATGACCCCCGGCATCATCGCCGAGATGAATTCGCTGATGACGAATCCATAAACGCCCTGCAATACATTTGCAATAGATTTAGCGTAATTGATAAAAATCGGCAAGTTATTCACGACGAACGGCACAATATATGTCTGTATTACGCCGCCGAGGAATTGCAGGATATTGCTGATGACGGTGAACGAACTCGTTGCTTCTTGAATATTCATTTGGAGCCACGCACTGGCTACTTGCCCAACGGCGTCGGCGACAATTTTAATCGCCGCAGCAATAGCGTTAAAATCTATGCTATTTAGAAAACCAGATATTCCGCCAGCAACTTCATCTATCTTCGGCTTCAATTGATCCAGTATGCCGGTTATAGGAGTTAGCAGCGAAGCTAAATCAAAACCGCCTCCATCTCCGAATACTGAATTAAACGCCTTCTGTGCTCTCGTGAAAGTGTTCTGGAAAGCCGTCCCAACTGATTCGATAGTCGTCTTGATAGATTGGAAAATCGGCGTCTGAATAACCTGATTTAACAAGTCCTGAACTTTTCCTGCGAATGACTGCACAGTCGCCACGCCAGCCGATATTCCATTAGCGACGCCTGATATAACAGAAGTAACCATCGGCGTTATTGCTTGAATTACCGCAGAGCCTGCTCCTACTATCGACGCCTCAAGGTTTCCCATAGCTCCTTCGATTGTCGATGTAGATGTCGCTGCCTCTTTTGCTGCGTCGGTAAAACCAAGTTCTTGAATAGCCTGATTAAACTCTTCCGCAGTTATCTCACCGTTTGCCATAGCCTCGCGGAAATCGCCGGTGTAGGCACCGTTTTTTTTCATTGCCTCCTGCAATGCGCCTGATGCACCAGGTATTGCGTCGGCGAGCTGATTCCAGTTTTCCGTTGTGAGCTTACCGGCTCCAGCCGTTTGCGTTAATACAAGACCTACTGATTTAAATGTATCCGCATTGCCACCAGCTACTGCATTTAAGTTTCCGGCCGCCTCTACTAATGAATCATAATTCGCGACGCCGTTTGCGGCGAGCTGCGCCGTGACGTTTCGCACATCGCTCAATCCGTAGACTGTTTGATCTGCGTATTTTTGCGTGCTTTCCGTAAGTGATTTGATTTTAGAATCGTCAAGTCCGGCGAATGATAGCGTTGATGCAAACTTTTGCGAACTGTCTGCTGTCTCAATCATCTCGCCGCCGAGGTTTGAAATTGCGTCGAATGCTTTGCTTGCTAATGATCCTACTAATCCAGCTATCGCCGCTGTGCCTTTCGAGATGCCGCTTTTAAATCCGCCGCCTGCTTCTTGACCGGCTTTTTCGCCTGCAGTTTTAGACGCTCCTGTAAGTCCTTCTGATATTTTAGATTGCGCACCTTCCATCGATGGTATGATGGTGACGTACGCTTTGCCTACTTCGAAGCCGCTTTCTGCCATTTTTAAACACCTCGCTTACTAATGAGTGTTCTGATCGTCCCACCAATTATTGAAATCTTTGACTTTTACTCCATTTTTTCCATATATCGTGTGTTTAGTGCCTCCGTCTACTCCGGGGCGTGGGTATGGCTTAGGCTGTGGTGGCTTCTTTTTCCCTTTTGGTATTCTTGAAACTACGTTTTCCCACCTTAACGACGAGATTTCATCTATTAGTGCGGCGATTAACATCGGGAGTCGCCTTTCGCCTTCCCAATATGCCGTATCTGGATTTAATTCCGACAGTAATGCGGAATCATGTCCGAGGTATTTAAGAAAATCGATCAATTCGCGCCATGTGAAGCTCTCATTCGGAAAATCAGATAGCGTGTGTTGCGTTTTCGTCATGAGATCGTAATTTAGTGCTGCACCGTGATCTATAATATACGGTGCAGCACTAATTATTCCGGGAGTTTAGCACTACTCGCTTCGTTCCACGCTTCGAATATCGTCAGCATATCAGCCTGCGTGATCTTATCGGTTAGACCAGGGGCATACTGATCGAGCATATCGATGATTAAATCAACCATATCGAGTGATTTTTCCTCATCGTCGTCTATCTTATTAATCGATGAAAGTCTGCGGACTGTTTTTATCGGAAGATATTGCATTAACGGTAAACGGTAAAGTTTCTTATCTCCCTCAATCTTAAAAATAAAGTCTGTTCGTTTATCAAGTGATAGGATTTTCGCTGACTGGCTCATAATTGCCTCCGATTATCATAACGATGTTTCGATTATGCCGTTTTGACTTTCCCGTCGTCGAAATAGATATAGCAATTATGCCCAGTCGCGTCTGCGTATGTTGAAAGCGTCACAGGCCACGTAATTGCGTCAGAAGAAGTAAAGCTGACTTCGTCAACGGATGTGATTTGACCGTTCGGCACTACGATTAGAATACGATTATTTCCATCCTTGAGCTTGAAAACCCATGACTTAGCTGCAGGGAGATTCGCCCCGATTTTTACCGTGATTTTTTCTCCGTCTGATTCTGTGGCCTCCGTCACGGTTACATTCTCATCGCCGAAAGTGTTCTTAAGAGACTCGGCATTCGTCTCGAGGTGCGACCAAGACAATGTGACGTCTCTTGACTCGAGCAGCCTCCTTACGAGAGAGCCGTTCCACTCGTTGATATCTGACGTGCTGTCATCGATGGTGAAACTCAGCCCATCGCTTGACACATATCCGGAATCTTTGAAAGCGGCGTTTAAACTATCTGAGATGCCTGTCGGCAGCGCTGTGCCGAGTGGGGCGGACAGAATAGCACCAGTCGATGTTTGATCTGCGGTGCCTACGAGAACTTTTGAAGCGTCTAGCATGATTAAACCTCCGTTGTCGCATTGCTAGAAGAATATCCTTTCACCGTAACTGATACAACGAATCGCATACGTGGTATCGTCGGATGATCAGGATCAATAAAAGGATATGGTGCGGCGGAAATATCCGCCGTGTAATATTGAATAGATGTATCAGGAGTATATGGAAGAGAGGCAATAAGTGCTTCGACGATCGACGCACTTTCTCTTACTGATGCCCATGTCTTGTCATATACATCAATCGTGATGGTTAGATTGTCAATAATAAGATCCTTTCTAAATCCGCCTGTCTGTGTGAAATACGCGAAAGGCAAGTGCTTATAAAAGTCAGCAGAGAGAGGAGGCGCGCATGTCGATATCTTATATCCGTTAGATTTTCCAACGGATTCGACATCTTTTCTTATAGCGTCTTCTATGTCTATTTGACGTATCATCATCGTCTCCCACCGAGTGCTTTTTCTATAGTAGCGTGTCTGCTTTCATCTATGACAGCCGAACCGTTTGCCGCACTCATATATGCGATAACTCGGCCTCCTCCGTAATTACCAATCTTCGGGCCTTTAACTTCATATCGCGGTTTTTCTTCTAAATCATCATCATTCGACGCAATAGAATTAGCTTTCGAGGCAATGTCTTCTGCTGTGCTTTCTACCAATTTATATACTCCATCGGAGCACAGAAGATCGTGGAAACCTTTGGATATAAATTGAATACGGAATTGTTTGCCCATCATACTCATCTCTACCCATTCCACGAACGAAGATATACTACTCCATGAGATAGTGCGCCAGTCGGGCTTGTCCACCACATGACATCGCCATTCACTTCGAACATCTTTCCGATAAACTCAACCCTGTCTCCAGGTTTGATATCTGAACCGTCTGGGATATATGCAATCAGCGAATCATAGAATTGATTTACGCGCGGATTGTCGATGCTTGTATTAGAAGAAGACGGCTGGATAGAACATCCTGAAATATCATGACTTTCCGCATTATCCCAGTCGAATACCATCGCCCCGCGTTCATTGATTAAAGGGGCTCTAAATACTTTAAGCGTATCGCTGCACCATGATGGTAACATCTAAATCACCTACTATATAACCCTATTAATTCTATACGGCGTAAGCAATGCGATGTCTCTGCTTAATAGCGAAACGCCGCCTGTGATTCCATCGCCTGTCGTATTGTATGTTAGCGATACCTGACCTGCGGCTTCGGATCTAATCCCTGCTGTTGCCGTCAAAGAATTTAGAGCTATCTGCGCGGCTATCTGCGATACGAGAGCCGCCGTATTAGCGAACCCAGCCTCGTATTCGATTACAGTGCTTCCCCATTTGATACCATCGACTGATGAAAGATTTGCCATCCTAACGAGACCAGAGGATTTATATTCAATCGAATCTAACGGGATATCCTTCCCATCAACTGTGATGGAATTAATTCCACGAACGCCTACGGCTGGAAGGTATATAATCTTATCTGTTAGCTCCGTTGTATATCTACAAGTTAGAACAGGTGAAATATGCCACCCACAATAATCACGAATAGCGGATGAGACGGCAAGGCACATAGATTCGACACGAGGATCGCTTGCCTTAATTTGTCCTTTACTTGCCGTCTCTATATCCGAGGGAGTAACGAGGGCTGGCACGGCCGTCTCGCTTCCGACTTCGGCCTCATATCCCCATTGTGTAAGTAAGTAAGCCATGCCAGTCACCTCATTAAGCAGTAGCGATAGAAATAATGTGCTCGTCTTCAAGACCGGAGATGAGAGTGGAAACCACTGTAGCGAGCTTGTTAAAATCAGCAGCACTAACAGTGCCATCCGTAGCGACAGTCGGGACGGTAAGCGAATCGTGTGCAAAAGCGTGTGCATTCACTGCAACTTTCTCACTCGAATCGAAACTTAATCCCTGACCAAGCTTGATTGATACAGCACCTGATGCATCAATATTAAAACCAGTTGTAGGATGCGAGATGCCGTTGTATTCCGCCGTTGCTATAGGTAGTTCGGTTAGCGGAAGCTGAACATCTCCGTTATCATCAACGAGAGCCGCTTCGATTGTATCTGCGTTATCCGCTGGCTCGTCTTCGACGAACTTGATTTTCGAAATAACTCTACTCATTTAAAAAAACTCCCGATGTCTCTATAAGATTAGTTCGCAGCCTGCGTGAGCTTGAAGAACGCCTGCGGGACATACGTGGCGAGAGCGAGACGCTCCTCAACACGAACAGTCACACGGTTATGCGAGAAGTCCTCGCCGTCGTAACCGGTGGAAGCACTCTGTCCGCCCTTGCTCATGACTGACGCACCAGCTGCGAAATTACCGACAAGAATCGTGCCAGCAGGGATAGCAGGAGTAACGACAGTCGGGACGCCCCACAGCTCAGGCTGCGCGACGACATTGACTCCGTTGCCATATGCGCCTGTGAAATAGCCACCGCCAAAGTATTGGCCGTTAGCATCCTTGTAAAGACGAATCTTCTGATAATCCGCAGGGTTAATGACGATACCGTCGGCGTTGTAGCCAGAATTCAACTGCACCTTTGTGATAGCGTCATAAATTGCTTCCGCGATATCGGAAGGCGTTGCAGCCTTCTTATACTCGCTGGATTGGATACCATCGACGGAAAGGATTCCGGCGACATTGCCATTCTTTCCGTCGCCATTAATTAGAGCGTTCTCAATGACGAGATCGAGCTCATATTTACCACGCCCATCGATAGCGGAAGCGAGGCGAGGATAGTCATCGAGAAGCTCATCGGATTCCTTCATGATTCCAGCGATTTTTGAAAGCGCAACTGTCTTAACGGTTGCTCCGATATGGAACTGAGGCTTCTGTCCATTCTCGGCAGTCGTTGCAGGCGCGCCCTCCGTAGCGCCAGCCACGAAATAGCTAACGGCAGGCGAGGAAACAGCCTCAGCCGCGAACAAATCACGGATGCGAAGCTGACGCTGCGCCGGGAATACGATGCGATCAGATAAATCTCCCTCTGCACGAACAGGTGAAACGGTAGTATCACTAGAGGCCTTAACATCGGCTGTAATTGTGGTGAAGCTGACGCCGCGAGCGGCTCCCTTCTCCTTCAACGCATCGGCCATTGCGTTACCAAGACTCTTAACAGTCATTTTATTTGCTCCTTTTGTATGAGATGTACCAGTATTGCCAAATGCATTGATTTTTGACTTCGCTGCATCGGCACTTTGAATCTTGCCGTCGATCTCATCGATCTCCGACGCGAGCTCATCGACACGCTTAATGGCATCCATATCCGCACTCTTAACGCGATCGGTTAATCCAGCCATTTCCTTAACGAGTGATGCTCTTTTTTCACGCAGGCTAGGCATATTGTATCCTCCTAATAGATATATTGAGCCATCTTAACGATAGCCTCCGCGACTTCTTTTTTCTTATCGTCATCGGAATCATCATCATCGGGATCATCAACGCCGTCCGGATCCTCTGCGTTGCTCGTATCCGAGTCCTCCGCATTGTCCTCGCTGCGATTAGACGAACCGTCATCAGAATCATCATCAGACGCTTCGATAGCCACATTGTCGTCACTGTTCTCAGAATCAGTTTTCGAAGTATCAACAGTCTCGAGAAGCTCAGATACATCGGATACAAATCCGACAACGGAATCATACAGATCCGATAACATGGCTTTGATGGAGGCGATGGTATCCAAGACACTTTCTAAATCTCCAGCCCCGTCGGAAACGACGTCATCAACGGGGCTGGGGTTATCACCGTCATCGGAATCGCCAGCGACATTAGACGCGTCAGCTGACTTAGCTTCAACCACTTCTGCATGCCCATTCGCAGGAATAGGAACTAAAGAAACTTCGTACAACTTAATCTCACGCAACTCGTTCGCCTTACGACCATCGTCTAATGTAATAGTACCCTCATCGAGTACATCATATGCAAAGCTCAGTTTACTAAGCCTCTTCTCAAGAACGAGCCTGCGGACATATTGTGCTGTCTCTGAATCCTTATCGAAAGTAGCCTCGATACGCAGCCCACGCTCATCTTCCTCAATAGAATCGACACCGCCGATATTCATCGATGGATCGTCTGTTCGATGACCGAAAAGCAACGGAATCACATTCCCTGACTCTTTCCACTCATCAAGCGTATTTTTAAAAGCCCCAGGAGCAATTACATCTCCATAAGAATCAGGCTCCCTGTCGAACGTAGCGGCATACGCAACGATATGCCCACCGTCATCGCCTTCGGCTTTAAATTGAACAGAATAATCTTTCTTTAACATCTCGGTTTCCTCCAATACTAATCTGTAACAGTTAGAATTAGCTCACAATTGCATCCGGCTACCTCATCAACTGATAACGCTCCTGTATCGCCTGGGAACATCGCCCCATTGCTAAACGGCTCATCAAATGGAACAGTTTCCCCATTCATCCGAGCATGCGACGCACGCGGATTAGACGAAGTGACGACCCATGTTTTCATCACACTATGTTCAGTACCACTCTGGCGAATAGCCTCACATGCGCCCCAGTTACTCATAGACGTGGCAACTCCGGCACCGATTGCAGCCGCTCTGTTATATACCGCGTCATCAAAAACACCATCTGGCGTAGACTTTAAATCATCATCGGGTACATCATCTGAAATCGAAGCAATTAAATTTCGAAGCGTGGTATCATTCACGCCCTGCGCTTTTCCTTCGCAAACCTTTTTAACATACGCAGCTGTTGCATCGCTATTCCACAGCTCGTCAGAAATAGCTAAATCGCGAAGCGTCGCGCGACCAAAACGAGAAACTAAATCACTTATAACAGGGAACAAATCATCTGCAAGCTCCCTATTCCATCTGTCTGCGTCCCACCAATCAGGCGTATCGCCATCCGCCTTGACAGACGCGCCGCGCGACTTCTCCGCACCGATTTTAGCAATCACTGATTTTCTCTGACGATTGAAAAATGATTTCAACACATCAGCAATCGCATCCTCATCAGAATCGGCGGCTTTAATCACAGCACAATGAGACTCATCACCAGACTTAACCTTAACATCAGACGAATTATAAGAAGCAGCATAACTATCCGACGTCGTATCGTTAGGCGAAGCGAGACCGCCGCTTACAACATTTAACGGAACAATCAAATCGTCTCCGCCATCGATACGAGGCAAATTGAGGCGACCGCGCGCCTCATTCCTCGTCATCCACGGGCCACCGACGGCACTCTGAATAGTAGAAGCCTGCTCCTCGAAAGAACCAGACAGCTTAGACGATAGATCAAATTCAACATACTCATCATCCGGCGCACCGATACGAGGAATAAGAAAAGTATTGATTCTATCCGTAATCATACGCAGCCACGGGCCGAGCGTCTCCGTATATAGCTGCCGCGCGTTCTCTTTAACCGAGGCGTATGTCTGACCGCTCGACGAACCGACAAGCGCCGGATTTAAATGATACACACCGCAAACAGTCTCAAGCGAAAGCGTGTTAGCCTGTGCCCACTGTGCATCTGCGAACGAGAAGGAAGGCGATGCCTTAATCTCCATACCATCCTCAAGAACAGGCGTGCCGCCAGCCGACGACCCATTACCAGTCCACGCAGCCTCCCATGCAGTTTTAAAACGCGCTGCTTGATCGTCAGTCCACCCCATCACATCTTTCGGCCTGCTGATATATGCCGGAACACGAGCACCGCGCCTCCAAATCTGCTCACGATACTTCCACGCACTCACCTGCTCACCGAGCACCTGCTTCAACGCAGTCACAGATGACGTACCGAATCGAGGATCAGACGGTTTCCATCCGTGCCATCTGATAATCTCATCGTCACGAAACGACGTCCGCTCCCCCGTTTCCGGATTAGCAACCGTGACGACACCGGGATTAAAAATATTGCCATCGCTATAATCTGAAATCCATGCGTATGGAATAGGGCGAATAGTAAAACCGCTTGGCGAATCGGCATCCTCACCGACAACCCATAATGCCTCATCGTTTAAAAGCAAATCAGACGCCAACGCATATATCAACTCATACCCAGTCATATCAGGATTAGGATTGCGAAGAAGCGTAGGCAACACGCCTACACTATCACGAATGCGATCGTTCTCACTATTTCTTGTATAACACTTTAAAGACGTCTGCGCGATAGACGAGGCGAGGAAACTAATAACCGTTCTCAAATGAGGCTGCGTCTCATATAACCTTTCGTTACTCATCCCGTCAAGCATTGATGATATATCATTATCTAAACCAAAATATACGCGTAGCGAGGAACCGGCACCTGGATTAATAAATCCGCGCATTCTCTGAAAAAGCCCCATCGCACAATCCTCCACTTACTTTTATCAAACCGTTAAAAGGGCGAATGATCGCCCGTTCGTGCTCATTGCATTAGGCCGTGCTTTATTCTGCCCGATATCCCCGACGCCATTGATAGCACTATAAGCAAGAGTACAGGCAACGATGGGGCTTATGTCATCGGGGCTATTCCGGCGATCCCAAGCCCACGCGCCGTCTCCCATGTTTTTAGTGCGCGCAGTATCCGCTGCGGAATCAAGAACAGGTTGCGGGCGATGATAAATACAAGATCCATCGTTCCCAGGCGAAACCGTAGCAACAACGCCGTCCCAGAACTGCCCGCAGCCAGCGGCAACATCGCGCCCGACTACTTCGACCAATTCTATCCCGTTTATATCGGACAGCGACTTAGCAAGACTTGACGCAGGGCAACCGCGTCCCTGAATTGCTATTTTAACAGTACCCCGATTATCTTTTATAGCATCGGCAACGATATGATTGACAATAAAATCATATAGCCAACGTGTACCAGTCTTGTAGGCAATTACCTCGATATGCCACGCACCATCGGAACGCTTTCCGCACACGGCAATCGATGAATATTTCCTATCAGAGCTAACATCGATACCAAATGCAATATCAGCGTCAGGAGCAATCTCACTCTGCTCATCAATGCCAGCAGACCACGAACCCTCTGGAAACGGATGAAATACCGCACGATTGACCCACTGACACAAGCATTCCGTAAGGAAAACATCCTCTGGATCCGTCTGAAAAGCAGCCCGCAAACTGTCAGCCTCAATAGAATAACCCATCGACGGATTAGCCTTCGCCCAAGTCTCCGGACGAGACGGATCATCACCCGGCGCCGACGACCATTCAAACAGCCCGAGATAATCAGCCGCACCGCCATCCGCGCCGCCATCCGCGCCGTCCTGCGAATCGAAATAATCACCAACGATACCATCAGGATCACCAAGTGCCGCATGACCAAGCAGCCGCAAACGCTGCAACACGACCGACGAGGCATCACCAGCATTCGACATCGACCAAACAATAGCATTAGGCCGCGCCATCATCGTCTTCGTGATAGCCGACCACGCATCGAAATTAGTCTGCTCGCGCAACTCGTCCAGAAGAATCAAATCGCCCGACAAGCCACGCCCGCCGCGACGAGAAGCAACCTGAACCTTATACCGAGAACCGTTATAAAGCTCCAGCGACTTCTTGCCATTCACCCGGCTAACACGCTCAATCTCCTCGCTTAACTCCGGAACTTCCTCTGCGAACTCAACGACCGACTGCCAGATTTCCTCAGCGATATCCAAATTCTGCGCGGTACCAATAACAAGACCGACACACCTTATAAACATGAACCACAGCGCAAGAACGACCGACAGCAATGACTTCCCATTCTGACGAGCTACGAGAACAACAATATACCTAAAACGAAACCGACCATCCTCACGAAGCTCCAACGCATGAATCAGCAACCACTTCTGCCACGGAAACAACTCAATACCGAGAACATCAGACGCAAACGCAATAACAGAAAAACCAGCAGAAGTCTCACTCGTCAGCTCACGAAGCGGCGGAGTAAAAACACGCGGAATCTCACTTCCTACGATTCCTTGAACTGCCTGATTTTCCATTTAGACCACCGTCTAACTCCTTGATACGCGCCAGCTTGCTACCATCCTTATTCGGCTTCACATCCAACTTCGGCGTGATACCAAGACTATCGCAATACTTCAAAAATGTGCCAGCCGTCACCGTATCGAGCTTCTCATCGACATACGGCCAGCCAGGCGTATCCATATAGTCAGCAACCTTACGAGCCGCATCAATCAACGCGCCCTGATCCAGCTTCTTAATCAAGCCAGCACGAACAGCCGCGCGAACCGACTTATCAAACGACTCCCGAACCGAAATCGGTTTAACATCATCAGACATACAATCACCTCTTACAGCTACTTCCACCATGCAACCAAACATTGATATCATTAGTATGATACATGCCATATTTCTCAATATCATCACAAATAGCAACCGCCGTCGAATACCGCCGCTCACTACGCCACACACGCAACATATCTAAAAGCCCCACGTTAATATACTCATCACTACAACTAATCATTTTTACCACTTCCTCGACGGATTGCCTAACCTATCATCGCCGAACCTCGTTCCATTACCGCGCGAACGATTGCACGACGCATGAGACGGACGGATATTCGATAAATCGAACTCAAGCTCCGGATACAACGAGACCGGCTTCACATGATCCGGCTCCCACGAATCAGGATCATTCGCTGGCGCCGTATAATCAATCGGACGCCCGCAAATCCAACACACGGCGTTCGCCTTCACATCACGATTAAACGCCATACGACGAACAGCCTGCCACCTCGAACCGCCACGACGAGAAGCCATCAATAATCACCTCATATTAAATCTATTGATTCGATTTCCGTCTTATTGTTATGCGTGCGTAGGTAATCTTTCCACAGATTTTGCCTTCGTTGCTCTTAATCATCCCGGCTATCGCAGTCGTACAAGGATGCGAAAGTACGGTTGAACTCTCTCTCTCTCTCTCTCTAGTGAAGGCTAAATCTTTTCCGTCTTCGCCTTTACGGAAAGCAACGATATCAAATTGTTCTGGGTTGTATTTATCGAGGAATGTTATTGGTACGCCCATTACTCCATCATAGTCTGATGGTATCGCATCAACGAATGGGACCTCGATAGCATCATAATTATCATAATGCGGATATTCGATTTTACCGTAATCCTGTTCTAACTTTTTACGCAACCGTTTATTAAATTTAAGATTATGTTCCATTGTATCAAGTAACAATTTTTCATGGCGCTTCCCATGATCAATATTTGTGTACCAAGCAATAGCTGGAACGCGGCACTGTTTTCTTCCGCTCGAATCGCGTGCATATATTTTTGAGTCGTAAGTATCTGGCATTGAAAATGTCATTGTTTTATTAAATAATGTACCAGGCCATATTTTACCATCCCGAATTAATGGGAAAATTTCTTTGTACGTGACGGCATTTATATTACCCATGACAATAAACTGCTTATTGGCTTTCATAACCCACTTAATGAATACACGCCAAAGAGAAAACGGGGGATTCGTGATAATGATATCTGCTTCATCGCGCAAGGCAGTCACCTCATCAGAACGAAAATCACCGTCGCCTTCAAGATAGCCTGATAAGACGATATCATCAACGCCTATACGGTGACGCCCACACCCATCAACGCTTCTTGTCACAGTAAATATCTTACCATGCTCATCATGCTTGTTCGCATCGTACGTTGGTGAAGACTCTTCTAATAACGTTAACTGGTGGCTTCCCGCGCTCTTTGCGTATGACGTGCTGATTAGCTTCTTGATTCCGAATCTCTCAAAGTTAGCCGCGAAGTACTTCGTGAAGTTAGACCATTCGTGATCATCGCATGGCAGCAATATCGTCTTATCACGAAACACATCCGGATTATATTCAACATACGCATTCATCTCAGCTTCTATATCACTATATTGCGTATAAAATTCATCATTCTTCGCAGTTTTCGCTGCTGAAAGATTCGAGTTATTAGCCATCTCACATCACCTCGAACCTATTCGCATCCGAATCGATAACCGACACGCCAGCCGTGGAGTCTAACTCATCGATTAAAGCCAGTTCCCTATCCGATAACTCCCACGTAACATCATTAGCCGCAGCGTTAGCCGCAGCGTTAGCCGCAGCGTTAGCCGCAGCGTTAGCCGCAGCGTTAGAAAGAAGCAACCCTCTGCCAAAAATAGTTTTCTTCTTCGCACGCTGACTATCGAGCTTCAATATCTTAACGAAATTGTGACCGGATATCTTAAAATCGACACCATACCTTGACATCTGAATCACATCGCTCGCCGTTAAAACGTTGCGGGGGTACGAGTATTTAGGTAACGACTTATGGGAACGAGAAGCATTTATTTTATTCGCTTCTAATAAAGCAGCATACAATTTAGGATCAGACCTTACTCCACATGATTCCAAATTAGTAACAAACGAGGTGCTGACTTTCGCAGTATTTTCATACTCTAATGTGACACCGACACAAATATTCATACATGCTGATGCTGATGATGGACTAAATATCGTAAGGGCGTTCGTAATGGAATGCTCTTTTCCGTATAGAAGCTAATTATCTTCGACATGATCGAGAACGGCGGGTTATCGACGACGACATCTCCGTCCTGATAATCGTAATTCTCGTAGTCTCCGCCTGGGTAGAACGGGCGGACGAAGTTAGCCTGGTCTAATTTATAGGTATCGGCAACATAATTCGCGACAACATCATAAATATTATCCGGAGTATAGCAATCGTCCGTTGTTTTTTTCACACGGAACTTATCTACGAACTCATCATATGTGTTAGTCTTCTTACTCGGCATATTTGCCCCTCACATCTTCCAGACATCGTTCCCATCTATATTTAGTAGTACCCGGCATGTCGAAAACCGCCCAGTTTTTGATCGTTTTTCGCAATTTTTCGTGTCGTTTTTTAAAGAAAACCGCAGCCAGCGCCCCCTATTTCTTCCCTACCCCTTCCA